AAAGTTGACCGCTGCGCCCGCGTTACTCGATGCCAGGACGGACGTGCGCGCGAGCGTCGTGCCGCTGCCGCCGACCGTTCCCAAACCGACTTCCCACTCCGCGCCGGCCTCGATGACGTAGTAGGTCGTATCCGCGTCGGCCAACACAGAGCCGAAAGTGCGATAGCCCGTCGCCGCACCGGCCAGCGTGATCGTGCCGGTGCCGGTCGTGGTGGTGGTCTCCTTGACGCGGTCGTAGAGTTCAAGCGCCATGGCTACACCCTCGGAACCGTTGCCCAGCCGAACAGCTTGCGGACGGTCTTTTCCTTTGCCTCGCGCATGCGGCCCTTCAGGCGTTCGATCTGCACCTTGCCGGCGTATTCGTCCAATACGACTTCCTCCATTGCGCCCCGGATGATCGGGATGGCGGGACGAAGAACGGGCGAGCCGATGTGAACGGAGATGCCGACGCCTTCCACGATGCGGGGATAGATGCGCTCTGCCTTGGGTTTCAGATCATCCGGCAGGCCCGAGGGATAGCCGCGATCCTCCAGCCAACGATGCGAATAGGCAAGCTGCTTCAGGGACAGGACCCGGCCATCGGTCCGCGCCCGGTGCAGTGTCGCCTCGGCTTCCCGGTCGTCAACCGGCGGATGGGGAGGCGGCGCACGGGCCCGCCACAGCTTCCGGATGCCGGCAACGTCCATTTCCTCCAGGCACTGGCGGAAGGCGTTCATCAGTCAAGGCTAAGCGCCGTTGCCGTGGTAAGACGAGGCGTTACCCCGTTACCCGACACTATGTTCGGGGTCACCGTGCCCGAACAGTGAATGTCGGTCGCGCCGCCGCCGGTCTTACCCCAGGAAAAGTGCGAGATCGTGCCGGAGCCGCCGGTTCCCGCCGGGAAGTCGATGTTGGCCGCAGGGCTGACGCTGTTGTTGGTGACGGTGAGGCCGCCGCTGGTGCGCGCGACGCTCACACGGGCATACGAGGTGTAGCCTACCTCGCTGGTGCTCATGGTGCCGGTCTCGCCGGGATCGCCGGTATGCAGCGCCGTGTGGACGTTGGTATGCGGGGACGACCCGTCGTCCTGCGCATAGTCGGCCCATGCCGTGGCGTTGAACACCAGCAACAGGACATTGTTCTCGAAAGCGTTTGAAAGCGACATATCTTCTCTCCTTTAACCCAAGTTTGGCATTCGCATGTTCAACTGTGTGCTGGAGCGCATACCGCGCTCGTTCTCCGCGACCATGGCTTCCATCACCTGCTGGCGGGCCGCGTACCATGTCTGCAGGCGCTCATCGTCCTTGAGGTACGGGACCGTCTCCAGAAGAGCGCCGTACAGGTAGAGGTCGGGCGACTTGGTCAGAAGCCAATTGGTCGTCGCGGAATCGCTCAAGGCCGGGATTTTCGCGTAGTAGGTCAACTCAACGTCGACCGCGTCGACAGGATCGGGAATCAGTTCGAAGGTGTTTCCGACGATGCTGTAATAGCGCACGTCCCCGGCAAGGCCGGTCGCCTTGATCTTCTTCGCCTCGTCCGCGCCGACATAGACGATTTCCGTGTGCGGCGTCGGCGTCTCAAGCTTCAGCGAGTATTCCTGAAGGAAGTCGGCGGGCATCGGGATATAGCCCTCATCCGAAGAGGCTTCCGAGCGAATGAGCATGTCGCGGACACGCAGCTCGCGATTGAACTTCGCCTCGGCCAACTGGATGAACGTCTGAATTTGCGTCGTCAGATCCTCACGGTTCAGGTAATCCGCAACAGCCGCTTTCAGCGTGGCATAGTCGGTAATCATCAAAGCGTGCCCGGATGCGTGCGAAAATACATGTTGTCCGGGTCATTAAGCCAACGCTTCAGGGCCTTGGAATCGTCCGCGATCCCCTCCTTCTTGAGCCGCGACCACGTCACAGGATCGATCGAAGCAACCTTCGTGAACTCGCCAAACCGGCGGTTCGCGTCGTTGTTCTGTCGCTTGTTGAAATCCAGGATGGCCGACACATCGCTCTCAGACGTGATCGTCGTCAGCCCGGTCTCATTGTCGAAGTGGTGATAGCTGGCCACTCCGTCAGCGCTGATGTCGAGGAGACGTTTGGTCATGTGAAAGTGGGGCGGGTGTTACCCCGCCCCATCCCCATTAGGCGGTCAGGAGGGAACGGATGGCCGCGAATGCCTTCTGCTGGTTGACGCGGAGACCGCCTTCCCAGATCAGCATGCGGCGCTCGGCGTCGGCGGTCTTGGCCAGCACTTCCGTCTTGTAGGGACGGAGGGCCGACACGGAGGCGTAATCGGGATCGACCAGGTACGCCGTGCCTTCCGGCTGAAAGCGGTTCGGCGTGCAGTAGATCTCGCCGAAGTCCGACACGTAAACGTCGGTTGCTCCAACCACGGTGCCCATGCCCTTCGGCACATCCTTGTAGAGCGTGGCAACGCCCGTGAAGGTGCTGAACACGGTCTTGTTGAAAGGACCGACCATCAGCCAGTTCGGCTTGCCGCCGTTCGTCCACACAGCCTGCGCGGCAGTGTTGAGCAGGGTTTTGGTGAAGGCACGCGCGGTGCCAGCAGCCGCGGCCGTGGTCGGGTAGCCAATCAAGCCACCGCCCGACATGATCGGCTGTGCAAAGCCGCCGCCGTTGCCGTAGCTGTTGGTGATGATCCAGGCGCCGAGAGCCGCCGTCTTGCGGGCGGTCGAGGTGCCACCTGCAACCGCCGCCTGGTCGCTCGTCAGGGTCGCTTCCTGATCGCGCTTCAGTTCCTGGGACTTCTTCGCCAGCTCATAGGACAGAGCGGACTTCACGCCGGCCTGATCGACCGCGCTCATGGTGCCCGAGACCGTGACCAGCTTGCGCATGATCTGGGTGAAGTTGCCGACGCGGGTCGTGGGCGTCAGGGCATCGGTGGTCGTGATGTTGTCGCCTTCGAGCTGCGCATTGGTCGTAACCGCCGCCGCCAGTTCGTCGGTCTGCCACTCGTAGTACGTGTTCTTCGCGGCCGGTCCCTTGCCGATGGCGGACAGGAACGGCGTATCGGTCGGGCTGATGTTATAGATGATGTCCGAGAGATCCTCCCGGATGTTGACCACGTCGTAACGGGTCTGGGTGTTGGTGACGATCGTCATTTGGAATCCTCAGATGTTGCTGAATCGCTCGAAAATGGACGCGGCATCGCTGACGCTTCCGGTTTGGGCGAGACGTTGCTTCGCTTTGGTGGCATCCGAGGTTCGACGCGGCGTTGCGTTCGAGGAACCGACCGGGGCCGCTTTCGGGCCCGGGTTGACGACAGGCTTTGGCCTGTTCGCGCCGGCCATCAGTTCGTCGTATCTACGCGCCTTCTCGACGGCGACAACGGCCCGATGGTCGTAGGCTTGATCCAGTTCCGCGTCGGTGAAGCCCAGCTTCTTGCCGTACTCGCGGACCTTCCCAAGCCCTTCCTTGCGCTTGGCCTCATCTCTCCATTCGGGGATGGCCTCGAGGAGCTTTCCGCGTCCCTCTTCGACCATCCTCTGGAGATTTGCCTGCTGTTCCTGTGTTTGCGCGCCCTGTACCCGTGAATGCTCGAATTGGGCTGCCGCCAGCCGCTCGGCGTGTTCACGATACCGCACGTCCTGCCGCACATACTCGGCGGGATCGGTTTCCAGCAGCGTCTTATCCGGGGGCTGCGGGAGTGTCGCCTGAAGCTGCGCCGCAATCGCCGGAATCAGTTGCGCGTACTGCGCCCTTTCCCGTGACACCTGCTCTAGTTCTGCCTGAGCGGCCTTGCGGGCCTCAGCCAGAGCCTGAGTCTTGCGAGTGTAATCCGCGTTCCGAAGGTATCCCTTCTTGGCCTCCTCCAGGGGCACCTCGACTTCCTTGCCGTCGAGTTCGACGGTGAAAGTCTGCGGCGCCGGGGCGGCCTCGTCGGGTGTGTCCTCTTCGGCGGTGTCCCCCTCGTCGGCTCCCGATTCAACGACTTCCTGCGAAGCCGTCTCTTCGGGCGTCTCTGCCTCTTCGGGGGCCGCAGTTTCCTGCGGTACTGCCGGCGCCGGGGTCTCGGGTTGTTCGGTGGCGGCGGACCGCTCGATCAAACCCTCGAAAGCCGTTGCGGCTCCGGTAATGCCAGTGTCCGGGGACGTGCTGGTGTCGCTCATGTTACTTCACCCTCTGCCTTGCGGCAAGACTGCTATTGAATGCGGAGACGCTTCTTCCCTTTCCGAGAGCCATCAACGCGGCTTCCAGAAGCTCCAGCGCGGTGTGGATCTGGTAGAAATGCTCGCGGTCGCCGTGACCCAGCGGGGCCGTCGTGGCCCAGTTGTGCATGATCTGCTCTTTCAGACGCTTGAACAGTTCTGCACATGTTTGACTGTTGGCGAAGGCTTCGGCTTCCTGCAGCAGGGTTTCGTCAAGCATTTAGGTCTCCGGCTGGTTCTGGCTCGCCTGCTCGGCAGCGTGGCGCTGCGAGGCGGCGGTGATCTCTGCGGTTGCCAGCGTTACGCGGGCGTCGAGATCGGCGAGGTC